GAGATTACAAAAAATACAAAGCAAACAGAACAGAGGCTCGTGCGGCACTGACTGAAAGTGAACAAGAAGCAGACAAAATATTTTGGGAATCTTTTGATACATTCTGCCAATTCATAAATGATAAAACAAATTGCACAGTGTTGCAAGACAAACAACTAGAAGCAGATGATCTTATTGCTGGTTGGATACAAAAACATCCAAATGATGATCATGTTATCATATCAAGTGACTCTGACTTTGCACAATTGGTCAGCAACAATGTGAAACAGTACAATGGCATATCAAACACACTGACCACCATCGATGGTTACTTTACTGACAAAGGTGAACCTGTGCTAGAAAAGAAGACAGGCCAACCTAAGAAAGCACCCAATCCAGAATGGTTGTTGTTTGAGAAATGCATGAGAGGTGATCCTACAGACAATGTGTTTTCAGCATATCCTAAGATCAGAAAGACCAAACTGCTTGAAGCATTTGAAGATCGCAAATCGCAAGGTTTTGTGTGGAACAATCTAATGTTGGCTAAATGGGTAGATCATGAAGGTGTAGAACACAGAGTAAAAGAAGATTATGATCGAAATCGTGAACTAATTGACCTTACCCAACAGCCAGATCACATAAAAGAGATAATTACAAGTACAATAAAAAGTGCGACAGAGACTCCGAAAAATTCGAGTCAAGTAGGCGTGTATTTGATGAAATTTTGTCATTTATTCGATCTACAAAAGATAAAAGATCTTGCAGGACAATATGCCGCACCACTCAACGGGAGATATGGAACGTGAGTAATATTAAAACAGTAAAGCCAAACTCTAGTTGGCTAATAACAGACGACAGTGATAACAACAAAGTTGGATCAATTACAAAGTCCAATGGCAACAGTTATCTTCTAAGATATCAAGGACTCGATAAAAATTTGTCAAAAGAACAAGTGATAAAGAGTTTTGGTACGCAATTATTTCAATTACCTAGTGAAAAACCTAAAATTGCACAAACAAACATTGTGTATGACTATGTTTCTGATGTGGAGAAACCGTACAACAAGATGTATTATGTGAAGAAAAAGGTGCCAATATACACTAAGAAGAAGAAAAGTAAAAGTTTCTTTTGTGCTGGATATTATTTGGTTTACAAAAAAAGTTGGTCAGAAATGTTCTGTCCTAAACTTATAACTTTAGAAAAATGTAAGTTTCACGGACCTTTTACTAACCAATATCAAATGAAAGCATTTCAAAAGAAGTATCTATGAGAACAGTTCAAATAGACAAGTTCATTGCAATGGTCAACGCCAACGAACAAACAAGGCAACCACAAGTGAAGATGTCTATGCAAGATGCAAAAAACTTACGTGATGAAGTTACATCAATGCTGACTTATCTTGTAAAAAAACAAGACGAACTAATACAGACACAAGAGAAACTTATTGATGCACAAACAATCACAGTCGAAATGAATGCAGACAAATTTTGAGGTTATTTCCCCACAAGGTGCGGGAGGTCATTTTTTGCGATATTGGGGCAGTGTTGGACTAGAGCAGTATGAGAAAAATGACGTACAAGAAGTAGGATATCAAGTTATCAAACATTGGGAAAATAATCCTATCATACCAAAAGACTCAAAAGAAAAAGAACAAGTGTATCGTGCAGAAACAAATGAATATATCAGTCGAGTCAAAAATATTACAATGAAACATCCATGGCAATTCATCTTTAACGAAAAAGATCCTGAATTTGATGGCAAAAGGATTTTTATCAAGTGTTCAGAAAAAGAAACAGAAAAATTTTGTATTGATTTATATTTTGCAAAGAAAGTTGAATGGGACGAGAATGAAGTAGCAGACTGGACTAATATGGAAGATGGGTATGCCATTCCAATGAAGCCTCATACTCTTACCCAGCACATCAAACACGACATGGCTTGTAACAATGCTGTGATAAAAAGATTTACATCTCGTGATCCAGACAACACAATTATATTAGACTACAAAAAATTTTTTATTGATCATGACGTAAATCATATAGATGAAATAGCAGAGTATTTTGGATTCAGCAACACGAAACAAAGTTATGAACTAATTAAAGAATATAATAGAAAAAACTGGGAGGTATATGAAAGCAATCGTTTACACTAAACCAATGTGCGGATATTGTATCAGTGCAAAAAACTTGTTAAAGTCAAAAGGTATTGAATATGAAGAAAGATATCTTGATAATCCACAAGTGATCAATGAATTTATTGAACAACACCCTACAAAACGATCTATGCCACAAATTTGGATAGATGATGAGTATGTGGGTGGTTTTAGAGAACTTCAAAGCAAATTATCATAAACTGCTCATATTACTATGATAAATATAGTAGCACATTATGAGCAGACCAAAACCAAGAGTACTACTGTCAAAGACAGATAGAAACACATTCAAGACTGAAGAAGTCTTAGAGTCAACTGCCATTTGGGCAGTGTTCTTTGATGGCAAACCAATCAATCTTAAAACTTCTACAATGGCTTCTGTTCATCCTGGACCTAAATATAAAAAAGTGTCTTTTTCCAATCCTGGTCATGCACTGAACCTTGCAAAAAAATTAAATGCAACTTTTGGTTCAGATAAATTTCAAGTGTATCAACTCAGCACAGGAAAAAAGATTAATGGATAAAGCAAGACTAGAAAACACTATCGAAGTTCTTAAAGAAACAATCAAATGGTTTGAAAAAAGAATTGAACCACAAGACTGTGGCTGGATGTATGACACCATTGGTGGTATGAGATATAGAATACAAGAAGCCAAACGGGAGATTAAGAAACTTGGTAAGTCAAAAAAGAAAACTAACAATAGCATTTCTAAAAAGTCATAAGCCTGACTACTCAGAAAAAGATTACAATAAATTTTGGAAAATGGTGTGGAGAAACATCAGAGAAGAAAATCCATCCATGCGTCTTACCAAAGGCGGATATCAATTTTTAAAAAATTCGATAGAACTAAAAGATTACATGGTCAAATTGAAAAGAGAATGTAAACTAAAACCAGAAATACTGCTTGGTTTAGACAAGTTCATTACTTGCCCTTACTATATCACCAATAAGGAAATCTATGTGTTTGAGGAAAAACTGGCATCAGAATTGGTGCTTAGAGCAGGAGATCTTGACATTTTAATAGTCAGCAGACGCTAAATCATTGAAATATAAGCATTTTTTTATTACCATAATATGTTGACATATTTGGCTTTGATAGTATTATATGTAATATAACAACTAAACATAGGAGTCAGTGAGATGGCAGATAAAATAAGTCAAACAAGAACAGTAAGTCCACAAGAGGCTAAAACTGCAATTACACATTGTCTAGCACTTAAAAGACCAGTTATGGTGTGGGGTGCACCAGGTATTGGTAAGTCAGACATTGTTAAACAAATAGGTACTGATGCGAAACGTGAAGTTATCGATATTAGATTGCCTTTATGGGAACCTACAGACATAAAAGGTATTCCTTTCTTTAATAGTAAATCAAACACAATGGAATGGGCGCCTCCGGCAGAACTTCCATCAGATCCTAAGAGCAAAGCAATATTATTCTTAGATGAGTTGAATTCAGCGCCTCCTTCAGTACAGGCGGCGGCATACCAATTGATTCTTAACAGAAGAGTTGGTACTTATAAATTACCAGAAGGCGTGTCGATAGTGGCCGCTGGTAACCGTGAAACAGATAAAGGTGTTACTTACAGAATGCCTGCTCCGTTGGCAAACAGATTTGTCCACTTAGAAATGAGAGTTGACTTTGAAGACTGGTCAATGTGGGCAACAGAGAATCACATCGATCCACAAGTGGTTGGTTATGTTTCTTTTGCTAAACAAGATCTATATGATTTTGATCCTAAAAGCGGTAGTAGGTCATTTGCAACACCAAGAAGTTGGGCCTTTGTGTCACAACTATTATCAGATACCCTGCAAGACAATACTCTCACTGACCTTGTTGCAGGGGCAGTAGGCGAAGGTTTGGCAATGAAGTTTATGGCACATCGAAAGATTGCCGCTGATTTGCCAAATCCTACTGATATACTTTCAGGTAAAATTAAAAAGATGGACACAAAAGAAGTAAGTGCTCAATACTCTTTAACTATATCTTTATGCTATGAATTACAAGAAGCATATGATAAAATGAAAGAGAAGAAACTTGCAGACTGGCACAAAATGGCAGACTGTTTCTTTAGATACATGATGGACAACTTCCAAACTGAATTGGTGGTTATGGGTGCCAAGGTTGCACTTACAAATTATCAACTACCGTTCGATCCGAGCAAGTTGAAATCATTCGATGAATTCCACGAAAAGTTTGGCAAGTATGTTCTTGCAAGTGTTGATCAATAAACAGATACGGGGGTTTTTACCCCCGGTTGACATTTACCAAATAGGATATAAAATAGTAACATGAACAAGGTAGTAGAAAACAAAAATATAGACAAACAAAAAGTTTTAGAAAAACTTACTGGGGCAAGAATTGCTCTGTTACTGAAACAACCATTCTTCGGCAACATGGCAACAAGAATGCAATTACAAGAAGCAACATGGTGTCCAACTGCCGCAACTGATGGCAAGAACTTTTATTACAATCCTTCCTTCATTGATCAATTGAGTCCT